TTTCTGGCTCCAATCTAATCTTTGCCCTGAATTGAAATAAGTGTCCCACCTTTCAATCAAAAGTGAATTATCACCATTAGGTATTACTACAAGGTTAAAAGTATCTACAATCCCCTTGAAAAAGTCCAAACAGGTTGTTTCATCAGGTAGGTTGTCCTGTAAAAGTATTTCTTTATCACCAATCAATACTGGTGAAGACCAAAGTTCCCAAGATTGAAATGTAAATCTTATTCTTGCGTTGGGGTCATATCCGCTATTTTGTCTTGTGTAATAAAGTGCCACCCTTCTACCTGCTGGTAATGTAGCATTTACATACATATCATTTACCTCTGTTCCCTGTGTTAAAATAGCAATACCCCTGACTTGTGAATATAATGTTCCGTCATCAACATCTTTAATCGCAATATCCAAGATACACGGAATAGATGTATTATCAACTTGAGCGTCAAAACTTACCTTGAACTTATACACACCAGCCACGGCTGTTGTAAAGAAGTTTCCCCTACCCGCAGCACCACCATTTCTAGCAGGACTAAAGATATTCAAGGGGTCATTCAATTCATTTACGAATACAAATCCTTTGGTAAAAGCGGGGTAAAAGTTTCCATCAGCATCGTCCAATAAATTACGGGTGTAATTTACCTTAAAGATGTTTGCGTTTTTGGTTGAACCTGATACAACTTGTCCCCCTTGTGATTGATTTGTTTTTGCTAAACAGAATATTCCGTTGAAGTAATCACTATTCAAGAAATCACTATCGTAAGTAAAACCTGCTCTTGAAAACATATTATCAATAAGATACTTGGCTGAAACCCAAGGCGCAAATTGTGTAGGGGATAATGGAGCCCCTGAAAAAGTGAAACCTGATGTGGTTAAATCAAATCTGGAATAGTATTGGTCGTCATCGTATCCGTAGAACCCTAATGGATAAACAACTGAACCAGTAAGTCCTGTGTAGTTTGTGTAAGAACCGCCAGTATAAGACCAAGTTGAAACAATATTATCATAGTTTAATGTGTGTGTTAAACCTGAAAAATCCAAGTCAGTTAGTTTGATTTCCTGAAGGGTTAAAGCCAAATCAGGTAAGTTCTGTGTAAGGAATATTTCATACGAACCACCTTGAAGTGAATTGATTATTTTGTTTAATCTACAAGAACCATTAAACACATCAGCCCCACCATATTTAACCACAGCAGGAATAACAATATCATTACTGAAATTAGCACTATTCACATTATACGCTGCGGCGAAGAACCTATTATTCTTCGCTGTTTGGGGGATTGTAAATGTCTTGGAATATGAAGATGTCTTTGTTTGGAAATCTTCAATTTCCTCAAACGATTTGGTTATTGCGATGGATACATCTGCCCCTGTATCTAAACTTTCCCATACCCCCGTGTTGTTTGATTTTAACCATAGTTCAATCATATTATTCGTGATTTTGTCTTATTGTATCGTAAGCCGATTTATATTCAATTTGGAATTGGTATTTGCTTGAATTGATTTGGTAGTTCGGTTTGATTACTTCTGTGTTTGTAATAACAACAGGTTCTAACACACCATTATCACCAACCAAATAAACTGATGGGGATTGGATTAGTTCTTCGCTTAACCATAATGTTTCTGCCTGTGGCATATAATCAGTATAAAGAATACCTGATTGTCCTACCAACTGCGACCATACTGAACGCTCACTATTCCAACCAAAGTAAGATGATGTGTCCCAACCAGCAGAATACAATTCAGGATTGTTTTGGACTACTTGTTTTTCAACAGAATAACCCACATCTTCACGAGCTCTAAAGTTCATACTATCCCAAGCGCCAAGTTTATTTAACCAAAACACAACCCTATTTCCTTGACTACAATTTTCATCATAGTAGAAATAGAATGGTTCGCTAATGATGGTTGTTGTTAAACAAGAACCAGTTGTAGTAAGGGGACAAGGGAACGCAGATAATGCTGATGCTTCAGTATCAAATACAAATGGGTCTGTAAGTTGAATAAATCCACCACCACCGATTTCGGTAATTTCGTATATTGTATTTTCATAATTGATAAATTGACCTACTGCGATTGTATCACCTGAATAACGGAAGAACATTACACCACCATCGCAAACATTTACAGCCACGATTGGTTGTCCTGTTGGGATACTTTCAGGGGTCGGTAGTGGCGTCGGCGTAGGACAAGGGGTCGGCGAACAAGAACCTAAATTAGTGCTGTTCCATAATACAGATGTCGGGAATGGATTGTTCGCACAGAACACCACCGATGTTGCTGGTGGAACTGATATTGTAAGTTCATTTCCACAACAACCCGTATAAGTAATATCCAAGACATATCCTACATTTGTATCAACAGCAAACTCCCTACAATCAGCGGAAAATGGTAAAGGACAATCCCCAAGTTCAACAATAGATAAAGAACCTGTTATTCCACTTATGCTGTCTTCACAACCACATACTACGATTGTTGTATCACCTGATACTGAACCTGTAAATGATGTAGCACCCGAACAAGTTAAACCAGTATAGAAATGTGTTGTTTCATCAGCGTTGGTAATTTGATATGTCTTACAAACACAATCATTACAAATACCATTAAAGATTATAGGACAAGGAACACCCAAAGATACGATTGGTGTGTTCTGGCAAGCACAGAAATTACCTATTTGACCTGATGGAATTGTAATATAACTTACTTCACCCAAACAAGACAAGTATTCAATTTCTACTTCATCTTCACCCAACGAATTATCAGCGTCGTAGTTTCCACAACTACAACCATCAAAGTCATCTATTTCTGGTGTTGGCGGCGTTGGTTGGTTTAGTGTCCCTTCCAATTCAACCTTGTAATACTTGGTTGTTGCTGGAATGTTTATTCCGTGTTCTTCAAGGTTAGGACTTCCTACCCCCAAATAAACTACTTGTTGTTCCGTCCAATTTGTAGGGGTGTCCCAAAATCCATCGTAGTAAGAACAATTAGGTCTTGTTCCACATAGGCTTTCTACATTATAGGTTCTTCCTGTTGAAATTATATTATCACCTTCATCGTAGAATGTGAATAAAGCAGAATAGATTTCACGAGCAGGTAATACATCTGTAGTATCAAACCAATTCACAGCCGCCAGTAATGCGTAATCCCCCTGACGAATGTATCTTGTTCTTGGGGAATTGGTTAAAAATCTTGATGTGTATTGTGGAAAAGTTCCTGTCTGTCCTGTTAAATAAAACGGGTCAAAGTCATAATACTTTCCGTTGAACCATTCCTTCACACCATTCGTGGCATAACATACATCACTTCTAACACCAGGATTTCCTACATTACCATTACCATCATAAATGACTACAACCCCTGCTGGTGTTGTTGCGTATTCTTCACCTACGATAATATCATAGATAATCATATTGTCCCTTAAATAACCCCACGCTGCTTGGTGGATTGGTGTATCACCCGAACAACCGATATTCACGGGTTTAGACGATGTGTAGTTCAATAGAATTGGGGAAAGGTCTATCTGTCCCCACCCTTGACTTGAAGGTGTTATTTTAAGTTCGGCTATTAGTCCTTCTTGTGTATAAACATTTACAACATATCTGTATTTGTATAATGACGGGTCTGTTGCTGCTGTTGATTGAAATTGATAAACCAAGTTAGAATAAACTGGCTGTATTGTTTCTGGTTGTGATAAAAATGTAATCATTATCCTATTGCTATATTATATTGTTCTGTTCCAAATATGTTTATTCTATCAAATATGTCTCCCAACACTAATTCTTGATATTGTGGTTGTTCTAATAAAGTTTCAACATACTTACCAGTTTCAGTTTGGAACTCATCAGTAAATATTCTGTATCCCTTGTATCCCACTTTTGATAGGTTTGTTGCGATGGCAAATGCCATATTTCTAATCGGTGAAAATCTACCCTTTTTATTTCTTGGGACAATTCCTTTGGCTCTAATCCATTTTTCAATAGGTTCTATTGGTGGTCTTCTACTTGGTTTAGAACCATCACCAAATACATAATCAACCCCATAATCTTCCATTAGAATATCTATTTCCCCGTCTCTAATAACATAAGATACTGAATTGTATAAAGTTCCTGTAGCCTTAAAGTTATATGGACTTTTAGGTTTAGGCATATTTCCAATCTTGGTGTATCTTGGTTTTGGGGTAAGGATTAGTTCCTTTACCTGTTTAACCAAATATTCACCAATAAGGTTTAATAGTTCTTCTTCCATATTGATTAAAGGGAATGTGTCTTAAACACATTCCCGTTTCAAGTTGTTTATACTATTCTAATTCTTAACGCTCCTGCGTTATGATATACCTGTCCCAATACAACACCACCTGCTGCTGCTGCGGCATCATTAGCGAAATCTAATGCTGCGTAGTTGAATACTACAAGGTTTTCCACAAATGTAGCACCTGATGTTGTAGCGGTTCGGGTATTAGTCCCCAACATTACAACATTACTTAAATTATTTATGGTGCTATTATTACCACCAATAATCGCTGATTTACCCGATGTTCCGCTTATTGTATTTGTTGTTCCACCTATTATTGAATTGTGTGTTCCTGATGCGGTTATTCGGTGTCCTTCACCAACAAAAATACCTTGTGCTGAGCCCGCACCTGTAATATCATTATCATAACCCGACAGAACTGCTGAATAAGATGATGATGTATTATTTAATGTTCCATAATTAAATGTATATGTTCCAGTATTGGTATTATTATCACCAAAGGTAAAACTATTAGCACCACTACTAGTTGTGTAAGCACCCATAGCGAATGACCTGGTTCCAGATACTCCTACTTGTTCCCCCCAAGAAAAACTTTCTAATCCTGTGGAAGAACCATTATTACCCCATCTAAACGCTCTTTCAGCATTACCCATACTATTATATCCACCTATAACCCAACAGCCTAAACCACCAGCACTATTACCCGTTCCCCAAACAAGATTACCAATAGCACTACCTGCGAAACTTGATGCGGTATTATCATTTCCAAAAATTAAATATCTACCAGGTCCAGTTATGGTATTATTACTACCATTTACTATTGAACCATTTTGTGCGACCCCTATTGTATTTGGTGTTATTGTGTTTATTTGTATTACTTTACCAAGTAATCGCAGATTTTCAACAAAAGTAGTTCCTGATGTATTCCCTGATGATGCTGGATAATAAGATGGAATAATACTATTTGTAGCAGTTCCTGCTTGCCATACACCTACAGGAACACTAATAATGATATTTGCTTGTCCTGTTCCCCCACTTGTAATTGTCGCACCTGATACAAAGTTTAAGATTGTTGCTCCTGATACAACCAAAGTTCCACCCGAATAAACATCGTTAGATTGTCCTGATGTTCCGCTCGTTCCGTTAGAACCTGCGGCACCATTAGTTCCTGAAGTTCCGTCAGTTCCCGATGTTCCGTTTATACCTGAAGTCCCTGATGTGCCGCTCGTTCCTGAAGTTCCTGCGATTGATAATTCACCCCAATTTGCGTTTATATCAGGTGGGTTCTGTCCTATTGAAATGGTTGTTAAAGCCACCCAAGATGACCCGTTGTAAAACACAACATCATTTTCATAATAAGTTATGTTGTTCTGCCAACCACCCTGATAGTTAAATCCTAATCCCGATGTTCCACTAGTTCCTGATGTGCCAGAAGTCCCCGATGTGCCACTAGTTCCTGACGCACCTGAAAACAAAGTTTCCTTTGTTATTTTGTATGTTGTTGTTTCACCTGAATTATTACCAGGAAAATAAAACCCTTCGGTATTCCCCGTCCATTCTGGTAATTGTGATATTGTTAAATTACTCATTTTATTTTTTATTTAATATTTTTTTATGGTTGTTGTTGATATAAGATTTGGTCGCCACCTTCAGTTGTAAATATTGAACCATTTTGGAACAATAAGAAGAACTGCTCTTGGATAAACGCAGGAATACAAGCCGTCTGTTCTGCCGTGATTGTTATGGTTGCTTCAACCCCACAAACATCTTCCTTGAACTTATCAACGAAGGGTGTGTAATTGACTGCCGTTGTTAAAAAGAAATCATAACCCGTAAGTTGATTTGTAAAGTAAGCGTAAAAATCAGTTAGAATAACTTGGCATAAAGACAAACTATCCAACTGGTTAGAATTGATTGGGTCTCCATCAACATATTCATTCTGTAAATCATAGATAAGAACACTAAAGTTAAAATTAGAATAAGTCCTTTCTATTAGTGATGGTTGTGGAACAAAGTGTATAGCGGGGTATTCCGTGATATAGTTGTCCCTTGAATAATCCGCTAGATTACCCCAACTGAAAGTTCGTAATATTGGGTGTTGTGCCGTGAATACTGCGAATATTTGTATAATATCTTTTATAGTCATTATTGTATTGTTTTTTGGTTTTTCTGGTTTTCTTTATGTGCCTTATCTAACCTATATGATAAATATGATAAGACCTCAAACAATTCCAATTTAAGAACGGGATTTACTTTTAAGATGTCGTCTTGAGCGCACAACATAAGTGATTGGTAATAAAAATCTACTACGGATTGTTGGACTTCTTGTGGCGTAGTATCTTTGTTTTTGCTTTGTCTTTTTTGTTGTTCTCTATCGTTTTCGTCTCCATATATGATAGGGAAGCTTTTGTAAGTTCTTGAACGAAAGTTGTTAAAAAAAAAAGGCTGCTAAATAACCAAGTTATAGGAAAGTGCTTAAAGTCATTTTGACGAGCATTACATTCGTCCATAGAATAAGGGATTAGTTCCCTTTCTTCCCCAATCTTATCGTTGGATAATGGTTTGTATAAATGGGTTGCCAGTTTAACCAAATCCAAAGGACTTTCAGCCATAAACACTTCAAGGTTTATCCATTCTTCATAACTGATTTGTGATGGTTTAATTAGACCATATTTCTTACCCTTGAAATCCACTACTAGTTGTAGGGGTGTTGTATCTGTATTAGACCATTCAGTCATCAACATCTTTGCCACAAACGATACTTGTGCGAAGGGTGCTTGTTTCACTTCTTCAAGTGGTGCTCCCGTCATCATAGTAATCAATTCTGTTGCTTTAATGTCGGGGTTTGTTTTCAGTAATTCATACTGCTCTATACTGATGGGTAATATCCCATATTCCTTTTTACCTAATACTACTTTCATAATGTTTTACTAATATACTTATCATCTTACCTAATGGTTTATTTTCTTTTATTGATAGTTCTTTTAGGGCTCTAAAATATTCACCCTTCATTATTATTGACTTGTAGTCATAATCATAATCCTTTCCTAATCTTTTAATTTTCATAATTACATAAAACTATATTTCACTTTTGGCTTATAGGTCATTTCCGTAATCAAATACCTTGCGGCGTCTAATAAGTGGTCTCTACCTGTTGTCTTACTGGTGATGTTCCCTGACCTGTCCTTGAACCATTTGTAGTTCTTTAGTTCTTCAATCAAGTTAGTTGATGATGCGTCAATCTGTAATTTGTATTTCTTCATTTCAGTTATACCATACAGGACTGACCCTGCTTCCTTCTTTACCCCCCTTGTTCTTGAATAACCACCCTTCTTCAATTCGTCAATCATACGGGGCTCACTACTATCGGCGATGACCTCAAAGGTCTTCTGTAATCCACCTTCACGCATCTTGAATAATATATCATCACTAGACAATCCCTTTTCATAGAATACTTCCTTCAGGTAGATTACATTATCAGGTTCGTTGATAAGTCCCCATACACACGCACATTCATCATTACTATAACCCCAGTCAATTCCTACACCTAACATCTTGGAATATCGTGGTGCTTCCTTTACAACTTCCCAGTTGATAAAGATTGTTTCACGGGGTTTAATCTTTTTACCCAACGCATAAACTTCATACATTTCAGGGTCAATATCTTTAAGACCTTCAATAGATTTTACAATCCTTTCATCAAGGAAAGGATTTTGTAAGTATGTTGAAATGATAAGTTGGTTTTCAGGTTTTTCTTCCAATTCATAAACGAACCAATCTTCACTAGCCGATGGGTTGTAATCTGCG